ATCTTGCTGGCTTAGGTAGAACTCGCAACCAAGAATAGGTTTGATGTTCTTTTTCTTCATTGCCTGAGTGAAAGACACAGCCCCTGATATAGTGCCGTGATCCGTTAGAGCGCAAGAAGTATAGCCAAGTTCAGAACATCGCTCAGCGACCTGTGAGGGCTTGCTGAGTCCATCTAGAAGGCTATAGTGCGTATGAAGGTGTAATGGTGTCCAACTCATTTTTTATCGCTATCGTCTGCCAATCTTCCACCGCCATCTCCGTAGGTGGCGATTTTGTCAATTTTTCCAAAACTCTCAACAACCTTGACTATACCTCTATGTTTTATCTGATCACGGATGTATTGGCAAACACTTTTTTCAGCACCTTCTTTATAAGGTTGGCTAAATTTGCAAAGTTTTTGACATTTCCAATGAGCGTTTTCATTTGAGAGAAGTCTTGGTTGCTGAATATCTCTTATCTGTTCAAACTTTTGCCTAAGTATATCTTCGGCTTTTTGATAGTCATCCTCGTCAAAAACCATCGAGAATAATCCGCCGCTATTGATGTAATAAATACTAACCGAGAATTCTCGTTCTGGGTACATATTTTTCAAGGCGTAGTAGTATAGCAAAAGCTGAGTGTCTTTTTGCAACTTTTCGTGAGTTTTTTCTTCTCCCGTAGCCCAATTTATTCTTTTGCCGGTTTTGTAATCCAGAATTTCGTAATATTCGTCATCATGCTTTAAGATAAGGTCAACAGTGCCTTTGATTGATAAGTAGCCTTCTACAGTCTGGTCTTCAAATTCGTACTTATACTTTGCCCAAGGTTTTTTAATCTCAATATCAAAAAACAATTCAGTAGCAAATACATCTTGGTTTCTTGGGTCTAAAGCTCCATCTTGATAAGCTACTGCTTTTTCTGCCCATTTCAAACAAGTCTTCTTGTCTTTTTCTGTGATGTCCACTTCTGGAAAGGCATTGCTGTAATAGTTAAATGCAATGTCATTGAGTAGTTCTAAATTATCGCACTCATCCAGCGTTAAATTTCTGCCAGTCTCTTCATCTTCTACAATTTCAAGACCTTTATTCATTGCAACTTTCTTGTCTCCAAGAGTTTGCATGACCTTATGAGTAATAGTACCCATTAAGGCTTTCTTGTTAGTCTTGTCTTTGAATGAGAGGTTGTATTGCAAAAAATATTTTTGCTGGCAAAACTCCAAAGTTCCAAGACTACTGCTCCTGTGGTAACAGACTATCATCTAGGGGTTCCAATTCTGATATGGGCAGATTGTACATGTCTGCATGAGCTACGAAATTGTTTGAAGGATCAAGCTCACCTTTTGGTACAAACCTAGCCTCGGCAAAATAATCTTCAGGTTCCATTTGTCCTAATATTTCTATGTTTCTAATTCCATAATATCGACCCTTCTTATAATCATCAAAGTGTATGTTTACAAAAATATAAAGCTCAGGTCTTTGGTGAACACTAGTCTTTGCTATTGACACTTCATAAAAGCCACGGTCATTCCCTTCATTATCAATACAAGAAACTGTCCTTCTTTTAGTCTTGACCTCTATCATGCGGTCATCTCTAGTGGTAATATCAAAATTATATTTACCAGATCCTTCATCGCAGCTAGTTATCTTTGCTCCAATGTAAGATGCAACAGCCTCTTCTCCCAAATAACCAGCAGCATTTCCACCGCCGTTAAGGATAGAGTTTCTTATCTTGCCCAGTTTTTTGGCTTTATTCTGGGCGTTAGTCACCATTCTATCATCCCAGTCTATTCTTATGATTTTGTTGTCAGCCATCCCCATCCTTTCATTACTTCCATGAGAGCCATGTTGGTTTGATCAATATTCATATCAGCGTTATGAATAACATAATCAAACTCATCGTATCCGTCCAAAGCTGTTTCGCTATCGTGTTCATCTTCGTGAGGCTTTCTAGTAAGTCTAATAACTTTACCGCCAGCCTTCTGAATAGACTCTACCTCGTTTGGAAACCTAACATCGGGAACAATCGCTAATTCTGTTCCGCTAGATAGGATTCTATTTATGCAAGCGCTAGTCCAAATATCAGGCTTGATACCTCTACAAACGTCTGTACCGAAGTGTTGCAAAAATTCTCTTGCTGTCATGAAGCCACTGGCATTTATTGCATTCGGCATGTTCTCCCACTTTATATTAATGGGGGTATTCTTATCTTCGTCTGTTCCGTAGCATTGCTCTTCTGTTAATCCAAACAGTTGTATTGCGATTGACTTCAAAGGATCTGCAAAGCTAAACGATCTAACAAAAGGCCATATGTTTCTAGAGGCGTACTCCAAAAACTCTTCGTCTTGACGATTTACATCTAGCATACCAAGACCTTCGATCTCTTGGCCGTTTTCATCAATCTCAGTTGCGTTTACAAATAGACTACCCTTTTCGTCCATCAGAAACTTTTCAAATACATCATTCAATCTAAGTTGATACCCATGCAAGAAAGTTGCACAGGTACTCTTTCCGCTTTGTTTAGATCCAGAGAATCCAATTATGTTAGTCATTCGTATAGCCTTTAAGTTGTGGTTTCAAATGCTCACCTATTTCTTCAATAGACATCTCGCCAACATCGTTAGCGGGTATTTCTATATCTATAATATTAAACAAGTTGCTACATTTTTTCCTGATTTTTTCTTTAGCATTTTGTCCAGCACCATCATTATCGGTCAAAACTACTAAGTTTGAAATGTCCAGCTCTTTTAGTAAGTAAATTTGTACATCAGATAGATTAGCCCCAAACATTCCAACTACATTCTTTATTCCAGATTCCCATAGTCTCCAAACATCTCCTTGACCCTCAACTAATATAGCAGTGCCGCATGATTTTATAAAGTCTTTAGACTTGTTTAGAGCGTAAAGCCATATGCTTTTTGAAAACCCTTTGCTGTTTTTCCATTTCATATTGCTATTCTCTATCATTGATCTACCAACACATCCAATAAGCACTTCGTGTTCTTCATCATAAACTGGAACGACAACCCTGTTGCTCATTGGCTTGCCAGTATCTAAACAAACACCAACGTCAAATTCGTTCAAGACTTCTTCGCTAAAACCACGCCTCAAATAATAATTGGGAGGCATGTGTAGTCTACATCTAACCTTATCTCTAGTATTGTTCCTACTGGCAACCTTAGCTTCTTGCCTTTTACTTAATCCAAATTCTAAAGCAGAAGGACCATCTTTGAAAGTCACATTTTTAGCTTCTTCAAGAACCCTGCTTCCATTGACTCCAAAAAAGTTAGTACAGAATTCAATAACTTCATAAAACTTGACAATAGAATCTTGGCCAATTTCTCCAGACTCTCTGGCATCTCTCGTAAGTAAGGCTCTAACAAGACCAATAGGAGTGTTGATGAATTCAGACATGCAGGTCTCCCCATAACTTTCAGACCAACATTTCCATCTTCCATAATATGGATGGTCAGGTTCTAAGTTAATGGAAAAACCCATAGGATTTTTGCCTCTATGAATTGGACATGGGCATGAACCAAGACCCACATCCATTCTAGTTCCAAAGTGTTCAAGTACTCGATAGATGTTATTGATGATTAAATCATCGTACACTTTAAGTTGCTTAGATCGCTCTTGTTTATCTTTGGATAAAGTAAAGCTCATTAAAAGATCTTTCATCAAAATGGTTTTTCAGGATCAATATCTTCTTCAATTTTGAACTCTTCTTGTTTGTTATCGAGTTCATTATCAAAACCTTCTTTTTCTTTTTTGTTTGCAAGTATGTATTCTGACTTGGTAAAGCCTTCGTCAATTCTTCCAAAATCACCATTGAGGTGCATATTAATATAATCAAAGTCGTCAGAAAGTCCACCGCCATGTCTGGCAATCAAAGGTACTAATTTTCGATTTCCGCTTTCACCACCGTCTTCAGCTATTTCTTCTTCAGACTTTTTCTTGAAGATTGTGAGACTACTACAGAACCACGAGAGCCTGTCTGATCCACTAATGACATCTTCAGATTCACGAGTAATTCCATCCCTATTAAGTTGAACGAAAGATAAACAAGGAACTTTTTCTTTAATTGCAAAGTTTACAAGCTGCTGCATTTGATAACCCAAAGCTTGAAACTCTTTCATATCGTTCATTTGAGACGCGCTGGTCAACTTTAAGTAGTCATAAATAATTAAACATGGATTACTAATTCCATTCTCATCATATCCAACTTCCTTTTTAATCCATCGCCTCATTATGGATAATGTCTCATCAAAGCTAGTTCCTGCAATAGTCACATACTTGTAAGAAATTTCTTTTAGTCTTTCTACACCTTGTTTGACACGCTCCTGCAAACCAGCTGACTTTCCAAATTGGCCTGTAGAAATATCATTTATAGTAACATCAGTCATGCTTGCTAGTAGACGGTGAACGTGATCTTCTCTAGACATTTCAGTATCAAGCATTAGAACTGGTATTCCAAGAGTGCCAGCCACATGTAAAGCTACACTGTCAGCAAACAAGCTTTTACCAGCTTTTGCTCTAGCGGCTATGAGATCTACATTACCTCTTCTAAGTCCACCGCCGATAGACTTATCAAACCTAGAAAAGCCAGTGCTAATACCCATCATTTCCTGTGGGTTATCTATTAATGACTGAATGTATTCATCAATGTTTTCATCAATATCTTCTGGCTCATTGTCAACTCTACCTTCAAGTCTAGAACTAAACTCAAAGAAAGGAGTCTCTCCTATACTAATGATTTCGCTTATGCTTTCATCGCCAGTAATGTCTTTAATCTTTATTTTGATTTGAGATGCAGTTTTATCTACCTCTCGTGCTATTTCAAACTTTACAAGAATAGCTGCTTGATGTTTTACGTTAGCTTTTTCAATGTTTATTGCAGAGAGTCTTTTGTAATAATCCTTTGGCACTCTTTTCATAAACACAGAATCTAGATCTATTTTCTTTGCTGCCGCATAGAGAGTGGGCAAGTCTACTGTGTCAGAGTCTTCAAATAATTTTTTCAGACAACTCCATACAATTTGATTTTCTTCTAAAGTGAAGGACTGTTCGGTTATTGCTCCATCAATATCTACAAAAGAATCTTTACCGTGCTGTATCAGTCCTGCTAGTACTGCTTTTTCTGCTGCTTTGTTGCTTAGTTCCAAAATATATTCTCCTTTTCATTAACCTACACATCTACTGCAACGATGGTAACTACCTGTTTTATACGCTGGATTTATCTTTTCCTTTCTTCCACATGCGTTGCAAACTACTTCAATCATTTTGACAGGAGGTCTGCGAGGAGTGAGATTAACGTCAGGAGTATTAAACTCTTCTCCTACAGCCTCTGTTCTGTCATCTACAAATTGATTTTCTCCAACCTGTATCGCTTCTTTTCTTCCGTATTGCCCAGCAGGAAGACTATCACGTTTCATTGTGAAGTCTTCTACCTCCGACCGCACCGGCACTTGCTCTGACATCTTGTCGGAGGTTGTTGCTTCTGAGCTTGTTGCTCTTGTTGCTTCGGCTGCTCCTTTTGGTCGGACTTCTTCGCCCGTGAGAAGAGTGTACCCTTGAATAACTTTTTCAAAATCATTATCTAGTATTCCATTTTTTATTAGTTCTAATGGTGACATGTTATCCCCTACTGTACTTTCTTCTGCTTAGTTCAAGCAATGTGTCTGCTTGTTTTCTAATGTCTCTTATAATATCCAATGACAAGGCTACGTTGCCATCAATTACTCTTTTGACACGCCAAACTTTTTGCACAAAGTCATCTTCCCTAATTACAGAGTTGATTTTAACTTCCCATTTGGTGTACTTATCAAATTGATTTGAAACTTTTGAAACTGCGTAGTTTATAAATTCTTCGCACCATTTGGCTTTAGCGACTTCTTTGTTATGTTTCTTTTGTAGAAAATTACAATAGTTGTATATGGCGTATGCTTTTTCACAACACTCTTCTGACGTAAGCGACTTAAGCTCAAAGCCAGTAAGTGATAATATTTTTTCTACTTCAGAGTTTGGTTCTACATGAATAACGTCAGACATGTATGCATCTAGTCTGCCTACAAACTCTTCTAGTCTATCTATTGATAATGGATTCTCGCCACTCATCTTCAGTTCCTGAATAACTTAAAACAATAAGTTCAATGTCATTATTCAAAAGCCAGTTAGATTTGTCTCTATCTCTAGCCTTTGATTTTCTGAAACCTTTTCGGTCTCCATGAAAATGAGCGACAAACTCAAAATGTTGTCGCCCATGAACTTCTACCGCCAACGAATGAGACGGAATGAA